TCGTCATCGCCATCTCCGTCGACCATGTAATCTTTGGACTGTGGATTAAGTTGTTGTTCATATGCTCTACTATCTGCTGCATCTTGCGGGAAGAAAGATGGTATGTGTGGTATGTTGTTAACGATGAATACGCTGCCGCGCATTTCACCTAAAGAATTGTTGCGGGTTTCGGGTAACCAACTACGCATCGCACCCTCACCAAGAAGGAGGACACACTTGGTATCTGGTAACAAAGGCGACTTATCGTCTGACACCCTTATGTCACATTGCATGACATTGAAATCAGGGCGGAGACAATGGTCGTTGAACACGTGTCCCCCTGTCGCCGATAACAGGGAGACACGGTCAAAACGACTGGGGTTAGACAGTACTACTGTTAACCCACAGTACTTAAGTTTTGGTTTATTCCTTAACATCTTCGAGTGTGAACTTGACTTCGATGTCGAACTCGGTTATCTCAATCGTCTCGATGTTCATCTCCTTACCTTCAGGTGCGGGGAACATCTTGCGAATGTCAGCTTCTTGAATAACGATTACGTACTTATGTTTCATTTAGTTTTCTTAGTTTGTGTTGATGGTTTCCATCCTGTTTTGCGCATCGTGCCGTATACGAACGCGCCCGTTTGTTCTTTGCCCATGTGCTTCTTAGCGGCGAACTTCTTCAGGGCTTTCTCCATTTTAGCTGGCATATTAAAAGTGGCAGACTTTAACCGGTCTGCCAGCGGGGTTTAGTTTACTTACTCCGCAACGCCGAAGATCTCTCCGACCTTCGGGAAGTAGTTCACAAGAGCCTTGCCAGTCACAGGGTTCTTGAGGACATCGCCCATCTGTTTGTTCTTGATCTGTTCAGCAGTAGGCTGCTTGCGCTGTTCACGAACTTCGGGTTCGAGCAGAGCATACACACGCTTACCTTTGAACGCATCCACGTCAGGGTTCTCCGGATTGAATGTGGAGAAGTCCAGACCATACGCTTTGTACAGTTTCTCCAAACGCTGAGCGATAGACTTGGTCTTCTCGGCATCGAGGTTACCATGTTCATCAATCGACTGCGTGACATAATAGGTGGTGAGTTCAACACCAGCAACGGTGTATTCATCGCCATCAACCATGACAGTATCCGGAGCAGAGATTTCTGACTTCAGAGTAATCATCGGCTTACCGGATGACTTAGACGGACCGAACGTAGCATCTTTAACAGTGATGATGTAGTTCGAATCCTTGGGGAACTGTACTTTGGATGTCCATTTAGTTGCCATATGTTTGTAATGGTAGTAGGATACCAGCCTATTTGTTAGTACTCAGGTAAGGACTGAGCGGCCTTTACTTCCTGCGATACTTCGAGAAGACCCCGAAGCTAGCTGGAATAAATTTAGGGAAGTTGACTAGCGACGAACACTTGCCGTCGAACACAGAGTCACCTTCAGTTTGCCAGTAGTACATAGTGTTACGAGGGAACGTAGCACACCACTTGGCGTATTCATCCTTGGTCATGCCGAAGTCTTTGAGCTTCGTTTCTGGAACTTCAACAGTAGGTTTGTCAGCCACGTGCGACCTGAACCAATCGGTGAAATGAGAAACCAACTCATCCCCGAACTGTCCTGTAAGGAGCGGTCGAACTTTGCCAGCATACGTTCCATCTTTTTCTTTCTTGTCTGCCTCATGCGCGATGAAGACGACGTGACACTTGATGTACTTGAAGTACTCGATGAAGTCCGAGAGGAAGACTTTCTTGAGGTTCCACTCCGCGAAGTCGTCAACCTTGCCTTGCTTGGTGTAGACTTGATTGACTGTGTACCATTTGTGATATGCATTTTGTATTCCGGTTAGACCATCTACGATTAATGTTTGATCGGGTTCTAGTTTCTTGCCTTCTTTGTCTATCCACATATGAAGCACGTCCTTCAAGTCTGTGGGTAAATATGGTGTCTTGATTGTCTTGCAATACTCCGAGGAGTAGAGCGGGATTTCGTGTACATCAGGACGTCCTACGTGTGCGCCTAAGCCACGGTCTAGGTTTAGTACTAACGGGTTAGGAAATGTAAGGGCTGCCCATGTCTTTCCTGTGCCGGGGTATCCTTGAATACCTAGGCGGATTTGCGGAATGTCTTTGATGCTCGATAGGTTATTGCTGTTTGGTGGGATGTACATATGTTTCTTGATCTTGTTCTGCGAACTTTAAGTATGCTGCCACATCAACGTAGTTATCAGCATGATACACACGCGCAGACCGTTGTATCTTAAATTGTGCCATCATTAACTCTACAAGGAACGCAGGTAGAGGATAGGGTAAAGAGATACCATAGTGTTGTTGGATAAGTCCAGTCCATCCTAGTCCTATGTTATCGTGTGAATGTTTGGGCGGTCCATATATCTTACCACGTTCCTCAATGGTAGTGTCTACGATGTTAGTCTTTCCGGTGGAGCGGGTCATAGTGTCGTTGAGAGAAGTCACGTTGTAGAATTAGGTTTGCAATCTTGTCATTGTCAGCAGAGCAAGCATGATAAAACGAACACTTCCCGAACTTCTGTTCGCACGTACCATTGATGATGCCGAGCTTGGGAAACATATCAGCTTTGACATACCCAGACAGAGACTTGATGTTGTGTATCAGACCAGCTTCGAACTGATCCATATCCTTGTACTGAAAGACTTCAGACCGGATGATCATGTTGTCTATCGACTTTGGCTTAAGAAAAATCCCGTCAATAAAACAACCGATAGTGCTATTGCCAATGGTTCCGAGTAGGGACTCAGGATGCTTCCTGCCCATAACAATAAGAGCAAGGCGATAAAACCTGAGCTGAGGAGACATACGATACGAACTAAGATATTTAGCGGGGTCATAATTAGATGTAGTTTTCCAGTCACCGATAGCATACATACCACCCTTGAACTTACCAATCTTATCTATCGTACCACACAGAGATACCTCGATGGTATCATCCTCGTAGTATGGGATAGAGAAGGTAACTTCTGTGGCGGGTTTACCATTAGGAAGAACCATCAACTCGAACTGCTCATCCTTCTGGAGTATGTAGTTATGCCACACATCGAAGCAAGTATTCAGGAGATGCTTCTCGTCTGACATATGAACTGACTTGCGGTCATCCATCTTAGGCACACGGAACTCAAGCAACGCTGCATCCTTGGCAGCACCTAAGTCTTGAGTCTCGTACATCACGTCGATGAACTTGTGTACAGCCTGACCATACACAATCTTGCACGACACATGAGTGTCATGATACCCGTCGATGATGGAACGCTTCCATGCTAGAGGACACACGGAATGTTTGAGGGACGATGCGTTAATGTATATTTGTTGTTTCATCTTTTGTAAGGTCTATCTTCTCGAATTCACTTGAATAAAAACATTCAGGATACGGTGGATATTTCATTACTGTTACATTATAACCTAGCCTTGTAATGAACCATATTAACAACTTAACGATTGATTTTTGAATATAGTATTTCATTTCTTTTTCTTCTTCATGAACGACAGGTCAATGTCAATACCCATCTTCGCTAACTGTGCTAACTTAGCCTGACGTTCGAGATTGATAGGAGCCACAGCAGTAGACTTCGGACGCGGAGCTAACTCAGGACGTGTTACATTCAAGTACTTCTGAAAGTGTAGCAAGAGTGTAGCATCATCCATTGACTCCAACTTTGTAGCATCACAGTCCAGTAGTTCTTCTAGTGTCATGCTGTCTTGATGATCTTGATTTCTTGTGCGGTTACCGATGACATCACGTTGTCAATACCAAGCAGCGAGTTCTTCAGGTCAATCAGTTGCTCAGTAGTCAGACACAACTTCTCTAGATGCAGAGGCTTGTCCTCAGGAGTAGCGTTCTCTAGGAAGTCATCTACCTTCTGCTTCCATGCAGGGATATCAGACTTTGCACCAACCGCAACAGCTGTGAACGTACCGATGGACGAGTTACGAAACTCAGGACGGAACGACATCCTAACTCCTAACCCACGTTCCCGAGTAATGGCGGTCATCTCATTCCACTTGGAGTATGTCTTCTGGTCATCGTCCATGTAGTCTAGAAGATAACGGAGAGACTGATTGACACGGAGGTATAGCGTTTCCTTTGAGTGATGAGGGAAGTTATCATAACGGAAGACACGATCTTGACGATCAAGTAACATCTTGTCAACCTCATCCTTGAACCCTAGTGCATAGAACTCCTTGTAGTATGGAGCATTAGACCGACGGCTCCAACCTACTGGCTTCTTACGCACTACCAAATCAACCATAGCTTTGGCAGTAGCTGGGTTGTGAAAGAACTCTTTGACCGCGTTTGTTGTTTCTTGTTGAGACATAAATATAAATTATGCAGCGATACCGGATTCGAACCAGTGAACCATAGTGTTAATTACCACACTACAGTTTGAGGAAGGCAATGGTAATTCATTACAATCCTCTGCTTTCAGCCACTCAGCCAATCGCTGCGACATCGTGCACTAGTTTAGATTTAACCAACCCCTAACTAGAAGCACGGTTTGAAACTATAGGCTTGGTGTCACGTTACTGTCCACTACACCTGAAGTCACCTCAATGTTTATACTCCTAGAGATTGCAGAGTATACTGCCCACTACTAACAGTCGTTTTTCCGGAGAAGCGTCTCTGCTTTCGTTAGACAGCTTATTCACGTAGGTGATTCCTCCTGAACCATCCGAACCTACGGAAATTATAGAACTATATAAGCAAGAATCATGCCAACTTCTGGATTTATATAGTGTTATATCAACTCAAGTATAACTCAACCTACCTAACACAGCCCATCGCTTAATGTATTGCTGAATAGAACGGACATTCAACGACACGTTGACATCATACCTAGTCTTGCCAGACTCTTCTAGCGCAGCCCACCACTCCTTGCCACCCTTGATTGATGCAGCGATGAGTGGGATGTCATTGACCCTGTCTTCGAGGGGCTTGATGTGTAGCTCGAAGGTAGAGATACGAGCGAACAAGTCTTGACGGAACTCTCCATCCTCTACCATCTTACGGATGTCACGATGAGTAGCGCATACAAACTTGCAACGAATCTCCTCCTCTACATTGCTGCCTACCTTACGGATGACCCTGTCTTGTAGAGCACGGAGTAGCTTGGCTTGCACGCTGATTGGAAGCTCACCGATTTCATCTAAGAATAACACACCATCTTT